ATGACCACTCGCTTAGGATCAATGCCGCGAGTTGCCATCATGTCTCGGGTGACAGCAGCCTCTGTATCATAATAGATCACTCCACCTGTTGGATTGTCTTGTAGGAACTGTTTAACAACGCCTAGTACAAAGAACGTCTTACCAGTAGCAGACTCACCCGCAAAAGCTGTGATCTTGTTATTAGGAACACCACCGTACAAGCTACCAGATAGAACAGCATTCAGCGCAAACGAACCAGTATCAATGCAACCACTAAACTCAGCAGAAGACTCACCATCTTCCAAAATCGAGGTGTTCTCATCTTTTAGATCCTTAACTAACGCTTTTAAAAAATCACTCATTCCATTTCCTCATGTTGTATTTGTTTCACATAGTGTTCATATAGCTTATTATACGCTAACATCACGTTGTGCGGAACTACTCCACCATACTGATGTGTAATTTGTTCAATCTCGTTTGCAAGAGCCCGAGACAATTTAATCTCTTCTGCCGTACCTCTAGGATGAACTTCAAAGTCTTTCATTTGATTCTCAGTTTTAAGTGAAAACTAGTGCGTCTAGCTATCTCATTAAACTCATCAGCAACAAGTGCTAATCCGTTCTTATCAAACATATCAATCCACCACTCTTTATTATGAAGAGTTACATGATATCCTTCATCAGCAAAATCAGCAATGCCACAAACAAACACACCATCTGACTTTAGATTGTTTTTAAGATTTTCACAAAAAGAAGGGAGACGGTCTTCATAAAGATGTTCCAGCACATCCCAAGCACTAATTACATCAAACCTAAGGCCTTCATTTGTATCATCATCAACAAAACGAAATGGCTCTGTTATGTCAGCATTGAATAGCCGCTCTGGAATCCTACCCCAGCTATTCAAACCTTGTTGTTTTTGAGAGTCAGATCCATCAATACCAAAAGCATTGTGACCTTTGTTGGCCATTGCTTCGACGATCGCTGCACCAGCACATCCAAGATCCAAGTAGTTAATATTGATTTGGTTGAAACAATTTACAAAATCATCACTACCGTTGTTATCATGAGCACCACCTTTGGGAACCGTATAATCTAAACTATACAATGGATGTAAATGGTCTGTATAAAATCTAATCACGCTTTGCCCTCGTAAATATTTTTCAATTTGGTTCTAAATTGTTTAATCTTCTTATCACGACCTGGCCATAGAATGTATTCCCTTTCAGGATTCTTTTCTAGGTTATTTAATAGCGGCATGATAGCTGCATATAGTTTTGCTAATCTATCTTCCAATTCTACAGCAGTTGTAGTAGTCTCGTCAACAGCGGCTTTAAGTTCGTTTTCATATTTTCTAAGCTCTTCTTCACTAACAGCTGAAAAGCCAAAGTCATCATCTTCGTTTAAGGTCATATTAGTCTCCGAAAAAGTCGTCTAACGTGGAACTAGCCTTCTCAGTAGTCCAACCCATCACGTTAACAATTGTTCTGATTGGTTCGACGAATGCTTTGTCGAACTGTGTTTCGTAATCAATATACTTCTCAAGTCCAAACTGCTTATGTAAAGGTCCTGTAGTAGCGAACACATTCTCATGAACAGGATTAGGCATTGTGAGGTAAGCAAACTTAATCTTCTCACCTTCGTAGATTGGACTGACAGTACTATCTAGCTTCTTTGTCTTGACCAAATGGTTATGAACAAGAGCAGCTCGTACGTGAATAGGAACACCAGCTCTAGATGCTTTTTTGTATCCATTCTTTGAATCGTAGTACTTAACAAGGCCACGAACACTACGAGGGAAAGCTACCTCTTCAAAAGGCTTCTTGAAGAATTCTACTTTGCTTCTTTCGATGTAAGCTATTAGTTCTTCTTGTGTACCATTCATAATAACACCAAGGGCTTTCTTAATGTAGTCACGGCAAGCAGAAGGTGTAGAACTTCTTACAGCTTCAATCCCTTGCATCTTCAGCTTAGGTTCCTTGTAAGCTACACCCTCGTTATTGTACACGTTAAGAATGTAGTGCTTCTTACCAGTCCAGATACCTTTATTGGCAATAGCTTCACGTTTCATCTTCATCTTTTGTTGATAAGCATTAACGTGAACAGCAAGCTGGTCATAACACTTATCGATGAACGGTTCAAACTTTTCTTCACAAGCCTTATCAAGGAAGTTAACAATCTTCTCGTGATCTGTCTGGTCTTTGAATACAGTGTCGACTAACTTCTCAAAACGAATGTACATCGAGTCAGTATCACAAGCAATCACATAGTCTTCACCAGTCGTCTTGAACAGCTTGTTAAGATGTTCATTCATCTTCTTTTCCATCCAGCGAATGGATAACTGGCCAGCTTTCGTAATTGACTCAGCTAGACGAGGATCAAACCAACGGAAGTACACGTTAGACAAAGCACCATAAGCACTGTTCAGTTGGATCTTCTTCGCAAGCTGCATATTGTGGCAACGAGCAACCTCATTAGCAAGTGCTTCAGTAGGAGTCTTCTCATACTTCTTCTTGGCTTCGATCATTCGCTTCTTCCAAGCAGAACGATCATTGTACATCGTCTCCATCAGCTTAGGTAAGAATCCTTGATAGTCACGATCGAACATACAACCAGTAGGTGTAATAGTTACATTCTGTTGGGTGAGCTGATTGCGAATAGACATATCGTCAAGTACATTCTCCTCGATGATCATTCCAATTGAGTCCGTTACTTTGTAATCAACCAAAATACCATCATCATCAAATCGTTCACTATTTGCAAACCGTGCATACTGGCCAGTCAGCGTCTCGGGACTAATGTTGTATTGCATAATCAAATGCGGATACAAACTGTTCAAGTCAAAGGAGACAACCCAGTTATGTTTACCTACTTGTGGATCCTTAACATAAGCACCTTCAATCTGGCGTTGCTTTTCGATCACCTTTGGATTGTCAACCACAATACCCTTCTCAAGTAAGTAGTTGTGGATGATTGTATCCCACATACGCACAGTAGCAAGCGTATCGATGTAGTTCACCTTGCCGTCATACGCAATGGCAAATACCTGCTCGATCAACTTTAGCTTCTGATCCAATCGGTAAACCAAGTCCACGTCTCGGATGTTATAGTTCATGTAGTTGCGGAAGTCGCCCTTGTAGAACTCGTCTAGTGTCTCGAACCCAAGCTCAGTGTAATCCAACTTACGTTCGCCAAGTTCGACAAACGCAATATGGTCAAGTTTGAAACTCTCTTGTTGAGAGAATGAAAACTTCTTATACAGTGCCATGTAGTCGAGGATCGTGATGCCAACAGGCTGCTCGAGGTTGTAGGTCTTACCCATAATCTCAAACTCACGTGAATTCATTATTCCCCATGGAGACAACTTCTTGACACTGTAATCACCAAGCACACGTCGGATACGGTTGACGATGTACGGCATGTCAAAGAACTCAACGTTCCATCCAGTAATAATATCAGGACTAAACTGCTTCGAGCACCACACCTGGATGAACTGCTCAAGCATGTGAGCTTCACTCTCACAGAAGAAGTACTTGACGTTTGGTAGTTCAGGTTCGTAAGGAAGCAATCCAAATGAAACCACTTGGTCGTTCTTACGGAGTGTGATAGCAGTGATCTGCTTGTTAGCAGTTTCAATGTCTGGGAAACCGTCGTCAGAGGCGGTCTCAATATCGATTGTAACTACAGAGATCTTTGTAACGTCGTACTGAATCTCACCTTTGTACTTGTCGTTGATAAACGTGTAGCCAAAGTTAGTAAGACCGTAAACAGGAAAGTTGTTAACGTCTTTGTATCTGTTAACATAATCACGAGCCTCACGAATCGATTCAAAGTCTATACGCTTGACTGGCTGACCCTTCAGGGTCTTATATGGTGTATTGTTGTCGTGTGAAGGAACGAAGAGGTATGGCTTGTAAGGAATTGATAGTTGGATCTTCTCTCCATCTTCAATTCCTCTAAGCAATACCTCGTTGCCGCGAATGTGTATATTCGTGTAAAAATTCATGTAACCCTTAAGTGAAGGGGTATTGTACCACATCCCACAATATAATACTACTTTATTGCTGGATGGAAGGTAACGTGAGTTGATCTAATGAAAAGTATTTGATGGGCGGATTAAATATTTCATCAATGGAATTTTTCATGGCAATGAGATTGTCTGGGTGAATTGAGCTTTCAAGCCAATTATAGATAATATCGGGAGTAACTTGCTCCATAGGTATAAACGTCTCCACATCTAACTTAGATAGATCAAAAGACATGACATAAAACTTCTGTACTCTCTCTTTATTATCGTTAATGCCAACATAATAATACCTTAATTCAGATATTACATTTTGAAAATCATTAACATTACAAACACCAACCTTGTCTATTAAAAAACTAAAGCAATATTTTTTATCAATATCCATATTTAAACCTTAAAAAGTAGCAGCAATCTGAATACCAGATCCATACAAGCGGTTATAGTTGTTGATCAAGTCAACAGATGGTGTGTATGACGTGACAATCTTGTCTTTTAAAATTACAAACTTACTCTCTTCACTAAACGGAATCCAAGGAAGCAATCCAATACTCATGGAGTTTGGAGAGCCACCTTGGCTTGGCATCATTGCAACTTGTGCTGGATCCTCAATTAAAATAGAGTGAGCACTATTGTCATTGAGGCCATCAATAGTTCCAATCAAATCTGTGCCGTTGACTAACTGCACACCCATAATATAAGCCATATTTTTTCCTTAAATTAATACCATCTCATTAAGCTAGGATTGTTAGCTAAATGTCGAGCCCTAGCTTCACCTACTTCAATCATCCAGTCAACAATTTTCTTAAATATTTTCATATTAGACCTCTACGCATTAAAGTTGCCATTCTACTTTCAAGATCTTTATGATCTACAGCGTCATTTAAATACATTTCTACTTCAGATTGGTACGAAGGAGTAAATGTCTTTTCTACCCAATTCCAAAAATCTGATAATTTGTGCATGTTTCTACCCATATGTCTTTTGAACAAAATAATAGCCAGCACCTTGTGAATGCTGGCTGCTTGGTTTACAGGTTACGTTCGTCTTCTTCGAGAAGCAACTCACCTATAGGTTTGACCTTTTGCTTTTTAGCTCCGGCCTCTTTTACTTCGATCTTCTTTGGTTTCTTGTGATCAGGAATAATTCTTTCCAGAAACACTTGAAGCATACCATTGAACATCTCAGCATTTTTTACTTCGATCTGATCTTCTAATGCAAATGTACGTGTGAATGCACGGTTTGCAATACCTTTGAACAGGAAGTGATCTTCTTGCTCAGCATTGAGAACATTACCTTTGATAACCATCTTACCATCAGCAAGCTCGATCTCAATATCTTGCTTAGCAAAACCAGCAACAGCCAACTCAATTACATAAGTTGTGTCACCAGTCTTCTTAATGTTGTAAGGTGGATAGTTAGGAATGTTCTTAGTTACATCATCATGAAGTCTTGCAAGACGATTAAATTGATCGTCGAAACCAACAAAGAACTTGTCCATGTCTTTGAAAGTAGGACCAAAAGCAATATTACCTAATGTCATATCAAGCTCCCTTTTTTGTAGTACCTGTAATTGCATTCGCAAATGTTTGAGAAGTTAAGGTCATAACATCATTTGCAGACTTAGCAATTTGCTTTGTAAAGACACGTTGTGCCTCGACAAAATCAACTAAAGGTTTTTTAAGGGAGTCTTCCTGTACAGTTAGTTTGAGGAAGTTGATTTTGGCGTCTTGAATTGAATCAATAGCCATATTTGCGTAAAACATATAGTTCTCCTATTAAGCGAGTTTAAAAATAACTAACCCCGAAGGCATTAGTGGTAGTTTTCACTAGGGTACCAGCCCAGTTCCCATCCCGAGTGAGATGAGGTATTTATATTAATCCATCAAGACGTAGTCACTTTTTGACACGCCACATTCAGGACAGTTAACTTCATCAGGCAAACTCAACCAGTCAGCTTCCGATAGTGTATGACCACATACAATACAAACGTAAACTTTTTCAGACATTATAGTGACTCCAATACTTTAGTGTAAGCAGCAGCATGACGTTCTTCTACTTTCTTCAAAGCAGCGAATCGTTTTTCTGCCAATGCAAGAACTTTCTTAAATTGTTCTGCATGTTCTTTTGACTCAAGACCTTGCTCGCTAAATTCTTTCACAGCTTCAATGTTATGTTCTGCTTTTGCTTGACGTTCGAATTGAGGATACATCGTAGTAAACTCATATGTTTCACCATTAATAGCAAGATCCAAACACTTACGAGTATTAGGCTTACCAATCAACAGCTCCAAGTGACCCCAAGCGTGCTTGATTTCTTGATCAGCTGTTTCTTCAAAGTGTTTGGCGACATCTTCAAAACCTTCAGCACGAGCAAGTTTAGCAAAGTAGCGATACTTAATGTGTGCCATTGACTCACCAGCCAATGCACCCTCCAAATTTTCAATTGTAATAGACATTATCTCCCTTTCAAAGTCCATATATTATCTATCATACAAAAATGAATTTTCTAATTCATTTTCTTTATCACTTCGTTAGACTTCAAGAATCTTAGTAATGTCAAAACCTGTATTATCTTCATGTCCTTCATAGCCACGTGGATTACAAACAATACGAGTTGATCCAATCATGTAATCGAATGCTGAATGTGTATGACCATGTGTCCAAAGTTTAATCTGAGGATGGTCAAGAATGAATTCGGATAGATCGGAGCTGTATGCTCCATTCATAACAAATTCTTTCTCATACTGAGGTTTAGTTGATAGTTTGCTCGGTGCATGGTGACCAACAACGACAAACTTACCATCAGGATTTGCTTCGATTGTTTTATTAATAAACGCAAGCATCTCTTTATGTTCTACAACAGAACCCATAGCTGAGAATTTACCTGTGCGGGTGTGAAACTTACCATCAGAATCTTTGTAGTGTACAGGCTCGCGAGAGTCGTCAATTATTCTGTAGTCGTTCATTACACCACGAACAGTAGCCATCGTCATTGGATCTTCTTTGTTCATGTTTGTCCAAAGAGTACCACAAATAAATGTCACATCATCAATGATCACTGATTCTTTCTCAAGGATGTGAAGGTTAAACAAGTAACCCAGATGATACTTTAGATCGTCAAATGTATTAGCAAAGTCACCATGATAATGTTCATGGTTACCCATGATATAAATCACATGCTTAAACCGAGCACAGCACTCTTGGAAGAATGTGTGGATTGTAGATGACCTGTCAAATCGATCAAGAACATCCTCATTGTCTACATTCATAAGGTCTGCTGCAACGCAAATGTCACCAGACAACACAAGGACGTCTGCCCCGTGGTTATCTAACGAAATGGATCCAAACTCTAAGTGGACATCACTGGCTAATTGAATTTTCATGATCGATGTGCAAAAAATACGTCTTTAGTTACTTCTTTGAGAGCAAGATTACCTTTATACTTAGAAAGGTTATCAACAGCTCTTGCAGGAGTCTCGAATACAGCAACAGTCTTAGGACTTGCTCTTGTAGGCTCATGGATAGAGCGTAGATATGAAAATGCTTGCATGGCATTGGCAAAGCTCTTAAGCTCGCCATTACCATCCTCTAACAACACGAACGATTGATCGGTATACTCACCGATAGCTATAGAGCGGTCTCGTTTAAAAAACAAAACCTCGCTGGGATTCGTCTTGCTGAATTTGTGTGTTAGGATCATAATGAATAAAATCAAGTTGGATGCCTGCTTCTGCAAGCATTATCATTGCTACATCACTATTATCCTGTGGCCTTGCGTCAGAAGTCAACGTAACAATTCGTTTAACGCCTTTTTGAATGATGGACTTGACACATTCGTTGCAAGGAGGAAGTGTAACATACAAAGTCGATCCACGTGTATCTGCAAAGCAGTTGTCCAAAGCATTGCGCTCTGCATGGGCGACAAACATTAGTTTGGTCTGCCTATCTTCATACCTTGCTAGCAGGTCGAACACCCCTCGAGGAAAGCCATTATAACCAACACTAAGAACTTGTTTGGTCTCATTGACCAACACAGCGCCCACTTTAGTTCTTGGATCTTTTGACCACGTTGCTACATGCTGTGCGAGACCTAAAAACCGTTCATCCCAAATATTATTCATGCTGGTACATTGTATATAAAATTACTGATAACATATCTACCATTACCCGAAAAAGGTATGTCATTGGAATCAATCATTGTTATTTCATCAACAGAGTGACTTATAGTACTTGGAAACAAAACTGTCATATTGTTTTTAATTTGAATTTTGTAATTATAATCTGAGAAATTGAAATCACCTCCGTTAAACTTTTTAGGTTCTTTAAATAACCAAGTACAAGTAGACAACGTTGAAATGTCCCAATGAGGTAGATAATAATCGCTGTTTTGATAATAAGAAACGAGGGTGTGGTCTACTCTAGCAGTATTCAAATAATTAAAAACAAAATGCATTGGAGAAACAGTGTCTCTCATTTCTGGACTAAACATCTTTCGGCCATATTTTAATATGTAAGATGATTCCCGATTATTAGAAAATAAAACATCCAAGAATACTCCGGAATTTTTTTTTGAAAAAAAACCTTCTTTATCTGTTGCACTAGCTGTTTTGCTAGGAGGCATCAAGGTCTCAACACTTGTTAAAAAATCAAGCTCTTTCCAAACGTTATTTAATTCTTCTGCGGAATAATAATCTTCAATAATAATGTGTGGAACAGGAGATTCATAATATATTAAATTCATTTATAATTTTCTTCCAATATTATATTTTGCAACAAGCTCCCACTCATTTCTGTCTTTGTAAGCTAGAATCTTAATCTGTGACAGAGGTGTGCGAGGCTCTTGTGATTTTTCAATGATTACTATTTTAAGCAATCCCCATTCGGCCAAAAGGTTTACAATTGTGTTTCGTCTTCCCACATCCTCCTCAGAGAAGTTGGAAGGCTTACCATCAAGAGCAAACAACTCTTTAAAGTGAACGATATAGTATTTTCCTTGTTTATGGAGGATATGACAAGACTGATAAAGTTTTCGGTCTTTTTTTGATGCCACACCAATTCGAGTCAAGGTCTCTTTGATCTTTAGGAAGTCTTCTTCATTAGGAAGCGTCACCTCTATGAGGTTGTCGATCACATTCATTATTTCCACCCTTAGCAAGTTTATTTTTTATTATAGTTAATTGCTCACCAGACAGTATCGATAACGCTTCTAACGCCTTTTCATTCCCATAACC